AAGAAAAGAGAGGACCCCGCAGTCAGGTTTCTCTCTCTATCGCAGGATCGCGATGGTTGGCGGAGGGTTGTGAAGGGGCGGCGGTATGGGGATGTTCATCGGGAGGTTCGGCGGCGGATGGGGTTGCTTGTTCGTCGGGGTACGGAGCGGTGCTCGAGGTGTGAGGGGTTGATCGGGCCTGGTGACGCTTGGGATTTGGATCATCGCGACGACGGGCGGGGTTATCTCGGCCCGGCTCATGCGAGTTGCAACCGTTCGGCCGGCGGTCGGAAGGGCGGCAATCGTCGTCAGTCGAGGATTTGGTAGTGGCGACCGTTGAGCTCGTTCGGCCTCGGGTTTCCTGGGTTCCGGACGCTTCGGATACCGGGCTCGGACGTGAGGCCGTCGCCTGGTGCCGGGAGGTGGGGCTGACGTTGGATCCTGAGCAGGAGCTCATGCTCGAGGGGATGCTCGGCGTCCGGGGGGACGGCCGCTGGCAGACCCGGGAGGTGGGTTTGAATGTGCCCCGCCAGAATGGGAAGGGCGAAGTGCTCCTGGCCCGCGAGTTGTTCGGGCTGTTCGTCTTGGAGGAGCGGCTGGTGATCCATACGGCACATGAGTTCAAAACGTCGGCGGAGCACTTCCAAAGGTTGGAGGCCGTCGTTCGGGCGAACCCGGAGCTCGACGGCCAGGTGAAGCGCCGTCCGGGCGGGCATGTGGTGGGGTACCGCTACTCGCACGGTGAGGAATCCATCACTCTCCAGGATGGTCGGCGAATCGAGTTCAAAACCAGGACGAAGTCGGGGATGCGAGGGTTCGCCGGCGTCGACTTCTTGGCGTTGGATGAGGCCATGATCATCCGAGAAGAAGGACTCAATGCGGCTCTGCCGATCATCCGTGCGTCCAAGGCGCCGCGGGGACCGCAGGTCTGCTATTCCGGGTCGGCGGTGGATCAGGAATCCCATGAGCACGGCCTCGTCTGGGCCAGGGTTCGGGAGCGGGGCGTCCAGGGCGGAGATCCGTCGCTGGCGTACTTCGAGTGGTCACTTGATTTCGAGCATCCCGACGACGTCCCCGACGCCGTAGCCGACGATCACGCGGCCTGGATGGCGGTGAACTTCGCGATCGCCCATGGCCGCGTCCTCGAGGAGCACATGGAGTGGGAACGCAGGGCCCTCTCGGATCGTGGCTTCAAGGTGGAGCTCCTGGGTGTGGGGGACTGGCCCAGCACGGAGGGCGGACCGGATGTTCTGATCTCGAGCGAGGAGTGGGCCGGGATCCTCGACCCGGAGGCTGTGATGGTCGATCCGGTCTGCCTCGCCTTCGACGTCTCACCGGAGCGGCACTCGTCGATCGTTGCGTGCGGCAGGGATGAGAAGGGGCACATGCTCGTCGAGGTCGTGGCGGCGAACCACGGGACGGGATGGCTGACCGAACGCCTCTCAGAGATCTATCGCAGCCATGAGATAGCCGAGATCGTCTGTGACGGCTACGGCCCGGCCGCCGCGATCGCCCGGAAAGCCGACGACGCCGGCATCAAAGTCCGCCTGTTGGACTCCGGCGACTACGGGCAGGCATGCGGGTCGTTCGTCGACGCCGTCGGCGAAACGAACCTGAGACATCTCGGGCAGCCGGAACTAGACAACGCCGTCCGCGGCGCGAAGGCCCGTCCTCTCGTTGACCGGTGGGCCTGGTCACGAACCAAGTCAACGGTGAACATTTCGCCGCTCGTCGCTGCCACCCTCGCCCACCTGTCGGCTACAGAGAATGAGGTCGGAACCGTGGAGATCTTCTAGATGGGACTCAGAAGCTGGCTCAGGCATGCGGACGACCAGATGCTCCGGCGGGAGCCTTTGGAGGGGACAAACGTCAGCCTGTTCAACAACATCATCCCCGCCTTTTGGCAGGAGAACGGACTGTCCGATAGCGCGTCATGGATGCCCGGGAACGCTGCTTTGGCGGAGCGTGTCTGGGTGGCGAACCGGTGTATCCAGCTGAACGCGCAGCAGATCGCGACGATGCCGATCCAGATGAACGGCACACCGGAGCCGGCCTGGGTGTCGAACCCGGATCCGCACTGGTACCCGAACGGTGTCGCGGACGCCCTCTTCTGCGTCGTCGAGAACATCTACGGGTGGGGCTTCTCGTGCCAGTACGTCACCGACACGTATGCGGACGGGTACCCAAGGACATGGACTGTTCTGGATTCGGCGAACGTGAACATCAAGCTCAAGGACGGATCCCGCGAATACAAGTACGGAGAACAGCTTTTGGATCCGCGGAAGGTGATCCAGATCGACCGCAATCCCGGCTCAAGGATCCAGGGGACAAGCGCGTTGAAGGCCTACGCGCAGAACGCCTGGGGGCTCCTGGCCGCCGGCAACCAGTCGATGACGGTGAACCAGGGCGGCATCCCGAAGTTCTACATCAAGTCTGAACGCAAACTGAACAAGGAGCAGGCGGAGGCTTTGCAGGCCGCCTGGATGACCGCGACGCAGAACCGCAACGGGGCGCCGCCGATCATGCCGCCGGAACTAACACCAACCGAGATGAGCTTCGACCCGTCCGACCTCGCGCTCCTGGAGACGCAGGAGTTCAACGCACGCGCCATCGCCACAGCGTTCGGCGTCCCCGCGATGCTCCTGAACATGCCCGTCACCGGCGGCCTCACCTACCAGAACCCGGCGGCTTTGGGTGAGATGTGGTGGCGGTTCGAGCTCCGCACGCTGGCGACACGGATCGCGAACGCATGGACAGCCCAACTCTTGCCTAGGGGTCAGTGGATCACGTTCGACGCAGCCGACACGTTCATGCCGCTAACCGAGATGTCGGAGGAGGACGATCCGCAGGCCTCCCAGACAGCAAAAGCAACGCCGGCGCAGCAGGATCAGCCACGCCTGACGGCGATAGGAGGAACCCCATGAGCGCAGCCCATGAACTAGAAGACGCCCCGGTGGAACCGGCCGTGCTCAAAAGAGAGTTCGCCGCCCAGGTAACCCCCGGCGACGGGAGAACCGTCGATGTCCTGATCGTCCCCTACGACGAGCAGATCGAACACAACGACGGATTCGGCGGCGTCCCCAAAGGCGTCGTCTATCGGGAGCAGTGGACACCCGGCGTGTTCGCCCACCAGGACGGCGCCGCCAACCGCGTCCTCGCGAACGTCGAGCATGAGGAAGGCATCCGTGGCATCGTCGGCCACGGCCTCTCACTCCTCGAGCGGACGGACGGCTTCTATGGGTCGTTCAAGATCCACGACACCCCCGACGGCGACAAAGCCCTCCTCCTGATCCGCGAAGGCGTCTTCTCCGGCGTCAGCGTCGAAGCCCGTCCCCGCAAGTCTCAGCGAACCGTCGACGGACTGGTGCGCCGCGTCAAAGCGGATCTGGTCAACATCGCGTTCACCCGGATTGGGGCGTACAAGCGGGCCGGCGTCCTCGCTGTCCGCGAGCAGGCCGACAATGAGATCACCCTGATCGACGAGGCCATGCAGCCCGTCGAGATGAAGCCCGAACTGATCGAGCGCTGCCGATCGTTGGGGATCGAACTGCCGCAGCGCTATCAGGCGCACCCCGAACAGGACACCCCCGACACGTCGGGCACCTCCTCACCGGCACCCGCCTCCACCGACAACCAGGAAACCGATGGAGGAACACCATGAACCAGTTGGAGAAAAGGCTCAAGAGCCGGGTCGAGCGCAGGGAGCTCGTCCATTCCCAGCACGAGGCACTGCTCGAGGAGCGCGGCGACAACGAGCTCGTCGAGGAAGACAAGAAGCAGATCAACATGTGGCGCGAGACGATCACCGAGCTCGACCATGAGATCGAGCAGCTGACCGAGGACGTCGAGGCCGGCCGCAAGGCTGAGGAGAAGTCGAAGGCGCTGCACCGCTCGATGCTCGGCGCCGCCGGTGTCGAGAACGACGGAGACGGGATCGTCTACAAGTCGATGGCCGCCTACGCCCGCGACTACATCCTGACCCGCAACAGCCCGGTGTGCGGCTCGATCGCCGCTCAGTTCGCCGACAAGAAGGGGATCGAGGCCGCCAAGGACAGGCTCGACCTGATCAAGCGCGACCCGGCGAACACGCTCACCAGCGACATCGCGGGCCTGAACCCGCCGCAGCACATCGCGCAGATCTTCCAGGTGATCGACACGTCCCGTCCGCTCGTCGCTTCGGCGCAGCGCTCCACCCTGGAGCGGGGCACGCTCACGTACCCGCAGGTCGACGCGACCCCGGTGGTGGCGGTGCAGGGCACCCAGAAGACGGAGGCCGGCAACACCGGCATGGACATCAGCATGGTCACCACCACCGCGAGCACGTATCTCGGTGGCGGCGATCTGTCGTGGCAGGCGATCAACTGGTCGACGCCGAACGCGCTCGACCTGTGGTTCCGCTTCGCCGCCGCCCACTACGCCCTGTCGACGGAGCAGGACGCCGCCCAGGCGCTCCAGCATTCCGGCTTCTCGAACAACATCTCGTCGACGATCTCCGGCACTCCGACGTTCGCGCAGTTCATGACTGCTGTCGGGGCCGGGTACGCCGACGTGTTCGCCAACTCGGGCCGTCTGGCCGACACGATCTACATGGCCCCCGACAGGTACGGGTTCCTGCTCGGGCTGACGTCGGATGCGTTCACGCAGTTCACGTCCGTCAGCGCGCAGGGGATCGGGCCGCTCAACGTCGTCGTGTCCCGCGGGATGGACGCCGGCGTCGTCGTGGTCGGAGACTCCGACGGGCTGCTGGTCGCTGAGACGGCCGGCGCTCCGGTGGAGCTCCGTGTCGTGGAGCCCGCTATCGGTGGTGTAGAGGTCGGCATCATCGGCGCGTTCGAGGCTGTCGTCGTCGACGATGGTGCGTTCGCGATGATCACGACCGCTTCGTAACCCCCCCCGGTGGGAGGCCCCCCTAACGGGGGGTCTCCCCCGCTCACCAGGAAGGACGGCCAGGGATGGCGACCTACAACAAGTTCCAGCAGTTCGTCGAAGACCTCGGCTTGGGCGTCCATAACCTCGATACCGGGGCGCTCAAGGGTTACCTCTCCAACGCCACCCCGACTGCCTCAGGGGATGCGGTGAAGGGTGATCTGGCGGAGATCACGAACCAGAACGGCTACACCGCCCCCGTCGACATCTCAGGCTCATGGGCGGAGTCGACCGGGACGGCGACGCTGACGGGAACCAGCTTCACGGTTACCGCGTCGGGTGCTGTCGGCCCGTTCCAGTACGTCGCCCTGTTCAACGACACCCCGACGTCGCCGGCGGATCCTCTGATCTGCTGGTGGGACTACGGGACGCCGGTCACCCTCGCGAACGGCGAGACGTTCCAGTGGAAGCCGAACAACAGCGGGACGACGGGGACGGTGTTCACGCTCGCATGAGCCTCACGGTCATCACGAAACAAGTCCTGGTTCCGGCCCGCGACAACAAGGCCCCTAACCCGTGCTGCCAGGACATGCGTAACCGCAGGGACGGCCCAGGCCCTCGGGGAGGGGACTTCCCCGACTACACCGTCACGTATTGCGTCGTTTGCGAGTCCAGGCACTTCCAGATCGACGCGGAGCCGGGAACCTACGCGATGAGGAACAGCTAAATGGCCCTTTATCCTCGCCTGATCGGGTTGGAGGCTCCGAAGATCCCCGTCCATGCGTTCCAGGCGGTCGCGGGTGAGTGGGCCAGGGGGAAGCTGACAGCGAACCAGGCGAACGCCGCGGTAGCCGCTGTGTCCGGGGCGGGACTCGCCGGCGCTGAGATCACCGACGCGACCGCTCTCGTCGCTACGGTGACGGCGATCCCGATCACCGGGACAGCCGTCCAGGTCGCTGACGGCAGGGCACGCCGTGCGGCACGGGTGACGGAGATCGACCAGTGTCTCCTCCTCGCAGACGCCGGCGCTCCCGGCTACTCAACGGAGGCCGAGCTCAGGGCCAAGCTGGGTGTGTAGGTGGCCCTCGACGTCAAGACCGGCAGGTTCACCACCGGAACCAGCACCGGCGACGTCGCGGTAACGGGTGTCGGGTTCACCCCGAAGGCGGTGATCCTCCAAATGACCCAGGTAACAGCGGTAGACACCTACACAAACGGTGTCTCGAGGTGTATCGGGTTCCTGACCGAAACGGGCGGATCCAAGCAAGTCAAGTGTGTCGCTACTCAGTCGGAGAACGCTCAGGGAACCTCCGACTCCGATCATGCGCACCACACGACGGCCTGCCTCATCCACCTGTCTATCGCGGGTGCGATCGACGGGCTCGCCGGTGCTCCGGCGGGGACGATGCTGAACTCGGACGGGTTCACGATCAACATCTCGGATGCGATGCCCGCCAACTACCAGGTCGAGTACGTGTGCCTGGGAGGGTCGGACATCACGAACGCACTCGCCGCCCATAAGGAGTACGACGCCGGCACGTACACGGGTGATTGGACGGGGATCGGGTTCCAGCCCGATCTGATGTTCCTGATGACGACCGGCTCCGGACTTGACGCCGCGAGCACGGTGGACGTTCATGGCAAGATCGGATTCGGGATCGCCAAGAGCGCGACGGAACGCGCCTGCGTGTACGCGGTCGACCACAACGCGGCAGCAAACGTAGAGGGCGGCACGTTCCTCGCCGCTCGAGCGATCGCGGGCGACCGTTCGACGACGAACGCCACCCATGAGTTCGAAGTTGACCTGGCATCGACCGCTTCGTGGCCTGCGAACGACGGGATCGAGTTCACCGCCTCCCTCGCCGGCAGCGCCACGCAGAACGACACCGTGATCTTTGGGCTGTTCCTCAAGGGGACGTTCCAGTCGAAGATCGCTTTGGCGAACACGCCGACGTCGAACACGAACCAGGATCTGGATGCGGGGTTCGTGCCGAAGCTAACGGGCGTGTTCGGTGACAGCCGTGCCGCCCATGCGGGCCTGAACACGACCGATGCGGACGGGTTCACCCTCGGGTTCTTCGACGGAACCACGCAGGTCGCGGTCACGCACTCCGACAACGACGGCAACACAACCTCCACCACGAGGGTGATGCAGGACGACGGCCGCATTGTCGTCATGGAGGACGCCGGATCCGGTGCCAACCCGACGCTGATCGGAACGGGAGTCGCCTCGTACCCGTCCGGTAACACGTTCCGGATCGCCTGGACGAACACGACCGGCACAGCCCGTCAGATCGCCTGGTTCGCTCTCGGCTCGGCGGGGATCACCGCCTACGAGATCGACGCCTCCCCCGGAAGCTACACCGTCACAGGAGTTCAGGCCGGAACGGTGCGAGGCTACCCCCTCAACGCCGCCTCCGGGTCATATGCGATCACCGGGTCTGCGGCGACGCTTCTGCCTGTCCGGCTGATCAACGCGGTACCCGGCAGCTACGCCATCACCGGTGCAGCCGCGACACTCCTCACGCAGCGACTCCTCGACGCCGCCTCGGGCTCCTACACCCTAACCGGATCCGATGCTGCGATCGTGCGCGGCTACCCGATGAACGCCGAATCAGGCAGCTACACCCTCACCGGATCCACAGCGGGACTGATCGCCTCGAGGATCCTTGACGCCGGCCCCGGCGCCTACGCCATCACCGGCGCCCCCGCCGGACTCGTAGCGGCAAGGATCATCATGGCCGACCCCGGCGCCTACGCGGTCACGGGGTTCAACGCAGACCTGATCTACATCGCCCCTGGCGCCTACGAGCTCAACGCCGACCCCGGCTCCTATGCGATCACCGGCTCGGACGCGAGCCTGCTCGTCTCGCATCTTCTGAACGCCGAGCCTGGCGTCTACCAGATCACCGGAACCGACGCCGCCCTGATCGCCCACCGCGTAATAGAGGCCAGCCCAGGCGCCTACGCGATATTCGGATTCGACGCCGCCCTCACACGGCCGGGGAACGAGCCGACCGAGGATCCGATTCTTACCGGCTGGATCGCCCTCCCTGTTTCCGGCAGGACGGGAACCGGTGCGCGTGGAAGAATTAGTACACCACAAAACGGAGGCGTGACATGAGCGTCGTGAGCTTCGAGAACTTCACACCTACCCCCCGCTACGACGCGACCGCCTGGACGGAAGTGAAGATCCAGGAGGCCGCCACCGCCGACGCCACAAACGACGAATGGACAACGATCGACACCATCGCCCTGGATCCCGTGGACGCGGATCCGACCGAACCGGCCTCCCGCGACTTCACCACGGATGAGGCATCCGACACGGCGGGCCTGTGGTATCGGCTGATCTTCGTCGACCTCGACGGCGACGAGCTCCTCCCGACGGTTCCGATCCAGAACACCACGCCGATCCAGGCGTACGCGACCCGTGACGAGCTCGCCCGCATCCTCAAGCTCCGTACCCCGACGGCTGAGCAGCAGGACGCGATGGACAGAGTCCTCTTGACAGCGGCCGGTGAGATCAACTCGGAGATCGACCTGGACACCGACGAGGGCCTCTCCTCCTGGCAGCTGGCGCTAGCGCAGGAGGTGAATCTCGAGCGGGCCGTCGAGCACTGGCGGCAGCAGGAATCACCCTTCGGTTTGCTCGGTCTGGGCCAGGACACCGGCGCCGTCTACACCGCCCGCGACAGCTGGGATCGGCATGCGTTGAAGCTGGCCCCGCTCAAGAGTCAGTGGGGGATGGCTTGACGGTCATGGTCGCAACACGGATCGGCCTTGACGTCTTCCACGACGAGGCCTGCACCCCGTTCGCGCAGCCGCTCTACGAGCAGCTAGCCACCGGGTACGAGGAGTGCGCCGTCCTACCGCTCGAAGGTGTTAGGGCGTGGCGGGAAGCGCACAGGACGGCCCGTAAAAGGGCTGACCGTGCGGCACGGCGCGGCTACCGCTTCACGCCGGTTGTGCGGCACAGGCGCGCACAGGAGATCCAGGACATCAACCTTTCGAGTCCTTCCCGGCAGGGACGTCCGATGAGCGCCGGCTACCGGCAGCCCGTCAGCACCGATCCGTTGCCGTTCTACGCTTGCGACCGGCACGGCGTCCACACCTACGGGATTGAATCCGAGGACGGGAAGCTGGTCGCATACTCATGGATCTACCGGGCCGGTGATCTCGCCCTCGTCTCGCAGATCCTCGGACATGCAGACCACCTCGAAGCCGAGGTCATGTACCTGCTGGTGGAGGGCCTGGTCTCGGAGGAATCACCGAACGGCGGGTTCCTCGTCTACAACCGGTACGACTCCGGCAGTGATGGCCTCCGGTTCTTCAAGACCCGCTGCGGCTTCGAGCCCACGGCTGTGGAGTGGTCACAGTGGTT